GGATAATCAAACGGAAAGGGATTAACTCCTTTTAATTTAGGGAAATTATATTCTCTTAAACGAGCAATAGCAAGCTTACTCGGGTGTTTAAAAACGTATTCTGTGTTTAACAAGAGATACTCATTAAATCTTATTTTTGGAATTTCTGAAATACAAATTGAATCATGTTCGAGGAAACACATCGGTTCTCCGAGATCAACTACTTCTTTCCAAAAATTTATGTGATTAGTTACACAACTAATTTTCGTCAAAAATATATTTTCATTTTCTTTTTTAAAATTTAGAAGTCTGCTGTTTTCTATTATTGGAGGTATTTTTTCTAGTGTGTCAGGAGTAATTCCTTCTTTCAGTTCAACTTGCCAAGAATTATATTTTCTAGAAGAATTTAAACAGTCTTTCGCCTGTTGTTCTGATTCTTTATGACCCTTTATATAGATTATTCTACCTTTCATCTTTTCTTAAAAACCCCAGATATAATATTTTCTTCATCTAAGTTATTATTTCGGATAATATCCTCAATGTTGGATATTGAGATGCAATCATATCCCATTCTATTCATATGTTTCTTTAGAGAGGTTGTGTTAAAATGCCATAAATGTTCGTTTGGTTTTCTATGTTTCCAATCTTGAAACCATTGATCGTTAAAATAATGACAATGAGGTAATGAAATTACAATATGTTCGCAATCTAAATTTTTAATCCAATCTATATCACAAAAATGTTCTAATGAATCAAAAAAAGTCACAACTTCAAAAAACCTAGAAAAAATATCAGTAATAAAATTACACCCTTCTGGGAGCGGATAGTTGCTAATATCGTGACCATTACAATCAGGAATTATCTTTGTGCAAGTTTCCAAGAAAGAACCGTTGCCATATCCAATATCTAATATGCTTTCTGGTATTTTACCTATACCCCCAATCAAATATCCCAAACGTAAATAAGACATTCTAGTTCCTATTTCGCCATAAGAGTTATAATTCCCTGCATAAACCTCGTCATAATTAAACGGAGATTTTTCAAGTTGAAAAATAACGCCGTCTTCATTCACATCATAATTATCTAACATTTTATAATCTCCACCCCGTTGTTTTGATTTCTAATAACATGATGAGAGTATCCATTTTTATTCTTTACATATAATTTAATTTGTTCTGGTTTCATATATAATTGCGCCATTACTAAAAATCCAGATTCAGCGCCAACATGATAATCTGCTCTAGAGAGAGCACAACCAATATTTTGCAAATTTCCTGGTCCTTTCATATTACCTTTACCATCGCCACCGATAAAAACAATCTCATAACCTTGAGATTTATATTTTGACAATATAGATTCTATTTTCATAGGATCAATTTTCCTAGCGTCTGAACTGCTCTGCCAATATGGAACATTATTACAATCAAATTGAGCGGTGACGAATTTGTCCGGTAATTCTATATCAACTATAGAAGGAATACATGGATAATGACTCATGATTTCTCCAGCATCAAACATTTCACTGACTCCATTAGGAAAATCATGCGGATGAGGAGTATCTTTATAGAGATAAGTCTGAGCATCAAATCCTTTATTTTTCAAATAAGAGATCCAATCTGATTCGGATAATTCTTTTACTTCATGTCCTTCAACAAATACATGCCCTGGCGGGAATAATGCTAGTATTTCTTTCCATGAAGAATTTTTATCTGGTCTGTGAAATTTATCGGTTGTTAAATGTAGAGTTACAGGAGTGTTGTTTAGAATGCTGTAATTATATCCCATTAAAACAGTATGCAATCTATCCCCAAGACCAGGAACTGTATAAGAAGCACCGTTTCTTATTAAACTTAATGATCTAACAGCAATATGTTTCATATAAAATTAATTATAAAGTTTTAACCAACTCTTCAATGTTTTCACCGTTGTCAGGTAAATGATCACGCAAGAAAAAATGTATGAAATATCCTTCTTTCGGATTATTAACAGCTGTGTATAGAGTATTCCATTTCCACTCCAACCTCTGAACTTCAATGTTTTCTTTTCTAAACCAATAGTTGAGCAGCATTTGTTCTGATTGCCACTTAAAGGGGCCAATACCATTAATCAAATCCATAAAAATGGGTTGTCTTAAAAATTCCTCTGGCGACATACCTTTTAATCGTTCTAGCATATTTTTACAATTATACATTAAAACTCCAGAATTGAAAAAATCATATCCAGTTTTATTTTTATAAGGCCAATTCATATTAAATAATTGAACCATGTTAGAATATGATTTTATTTTCGCAGCATGTTGTTCTGTTATAGGCATATCGCATTCATAAACAGAGGAAACTGTATATCCATTATGGTAGTTAAATATATCAGGAGTTTCAGGTTTAATATAAATGTCAGCATCAATTATACAACAAAAATCATAATTTTTAAAATGATTCCATGAGTTTTCTTTTTCTAAAATAGGCAAATAACCAAGTTTTTTCCAACCTCCAGTTTTACCTTCTCTTTGATTCATAAAAGGATCTGGTGCTATTCTTAATATAGGTTTAGTTTGACAAATATAATCTGCGCCTATTTTTTCAGCATATTCCTTTACAGAGTTTGTGCAGAAATCATATAGTTTACTCCTATTCCCGAGATAAACTTGATATATTAATTTTTTCATATTAACCTCATTAATTCATCTATATTCTCACCGTTCATGGGCAAACTCTGTTTTTTGAAAAAATGTATAAAATAAGCTTCAGACAACTTATCTTCTTTAATCGCCTTGTATAATCCATTCCATTTCCAATTTAAATGCATCACATTTATATTTTCTTTTTTAACAAACCAATTTAAAAGGGTTTGATCGGTAGACCATTTCCAAGTGCCCAATCCGTCTACAAATCTTTTAAATTCATTACGTTCTATAAATTCTTTGGGTGATTGATTCTTTAGATATTGAGAAAATGACTTGTTCAAAAGTATCAATCCCATGTTAAAAAATTCTGCTCCAGAATTATTCCATTTCCAATCAACATCTTTTAATTTTTCATATTGTGACTTAGAATAATCAGATATTTTTTTACTATAATCATTAGTTATAGGCATTTCTCTTTCGCAACATGCAGCAAAATCATATTCACTAGTCAAATCGTCAAATATATTCGGAGAATCTTTTCTAATAAAAATATCAGCATCAATTATAGCAATTTGATCATAATTTTTCAAGTGAGCAAACGCATTTTCTTTTTCATATATGGGTAAAAACCCGCCATGTTTCTCATATGCCAACGGAGATCTATTAGTTAAGAAAATATCAGGTTTAATTCTTAGAATCGGTTTATCTTGAATTATGTGATCTATACCATGGTTCTGACAGTATTCCTTAACAGATTGAATGCAAAATTTATATAATTTTGAATTTTTTGCTTCACCTAAACAAACCTGATATATTAACCTTTTCATTTTTTTTCCAAATTATGTTCTATTGTTGACCCAATTTTTTCACTGTATATTTGTTTACAAGTTGTCCATTTTTTAAGATATTTTTGAAATTTAGAGTTCTCTCTATTAGTTATATCCAAATTAAAATCATCAAAAGTTTCATGAACTGTCCAATCAACATTAAAGGTGATGGTTTCTTCTGTTGCTTTGTGTATCAAGCGAATAGCAGATTTTGGTGTGATGTAATATCCACCGCAAGGAGACATTATTTGAGATTTGTTTTTCTTTCTAGGAAAGGTGCAAAATAACATTATTTCTTTCTTAGACATATCAAATAATTTTCTTTCAGGATAACAATCGTGCTCAATAATAACAATAGGTTCCATCATATCCAAGCATTTATGCCATAAATTATAATGACTATACCAAATTGCTTTTTCAGTCTCAGTAAATTTATATCCCCTTCCTTTATAGGTCGCAAACTTAATGTCATTATAATCAGACAAATCGCTTGGAGTCACTGCTTCATAGTGATCTATTGTATAACCATATTTTTCCCATTCAGGTTTGCATATACTTTTATAATATTCAGATATCAGATTATCTGATATACTTATCATATATATTTTCAAATTAAATCTCTTTTAATCGGATCCTTCTGGTCCAGATTTCACATACAAACCAAACCAAGCAGCACCAGCACCAACAATTACAGATATCAAACCAGATTGTTCTAGTGTGGGTGCTTCTAGATCCATAAACCACATAGTCGTATAATATAAAAGAAGCATATAAACAGTTATAAAAGCACGACTCCAAATACGCCAATTATCAACCATTTTGGCAAAATGAATCCAGCGTTGCCAAGGGTTTACTTTGTTGTCAAATTCGAGTTCACGAATTTTATCTTTTAATCTATTGTTCTCTTGCAGAACTTCCATAAATCTATCGAGGTCGAGTTGCACTTCATTGCGACTCATATCTCCGTGAAAATGTTCTCTATCAGGCATTTTCATTCTCCTTTATTATTATTGTTATAGGAGATTAATTTAAATTATTTTATTTTGTCTATGGTATATTTCATCGCTCTTTACTAATTTAAATTTAATCTTTTTTCCATCTTTAGCATTAAATTTATGCTTGTTTCTTTTTTTATTTCTAGCATCATGTCTACCATACTTAGCCATTTTTTTCAATGTCCTCCATACATATTTTTTTCACTCTGTTTACTCTTCTGGTCCAACCGCGGCCAAAAATATTAAAAGTTTTCAATTGTTTCAAGAACACTTGTCTTCTATTACAATATTCTTCAATGAAAGTTGCTTTATCCATATCATTTATCGCTGCATTTGTAACTGGACCGATAAAACCGTCTGCTTTCACCCCAACTACGAATTGCGCGATTGTTGCTGCTCTCATAACTCCGCTATTCACTGCAAAATCATATATAGCAAAATTAATTGGATTCTCTAAGTTATCCCCATATATCTTATCCCAATACATTTCTTTATAAAAATCATACACATCTTCTTTTTTCCAAGAAAGCATAATATCAGCAGTTAGAACAATTGGATCTTGTTTCATAAGTCTCCATTGTTCGTATGCTTTCTTAGTAACTCCGTACATGGTCATGCCACCAGGATCAAATGAATGATCTGAAAATTTACCTTCAAAATTTAAGGTTTCTAGGAAACAACGATTAAAATTTGGATAGTTTTCGTTCATCTATTTCTCTCTATTATTTCTTTCGTCATTATATAATCTCTCACAAAATCAGATCTAACTATATCGCTCCAAGTAAATTCTATTACAGTAAAATTCTTCATTTGTTCTATAATGTCTATAAAATCTAACAAACCGTTTTTATCTGAACTACTTTTAAAATCTGATTGATAATAATCCCCACAAAATATTATCCTGCTATTAACACCAACTCTGGTTATTATTGAATCTAATTCATGAAAATTGCAGTTCTGCATTTCATCAACTATAATTATCGCATTATCAAAAGTTACTCCTCGGATAAAAGAAGTTGAGTGGTATTGAATTATATCTTGTGATACTAAATTTTTATATGCATCTTGGTGATTAAATAATTCAGAACATATGCCGATATAAGGTGATACATACGGAAGAAGTTTTTCTTCTTCGCTTCCAGGTAGAAATCCCATTTCTCTTGTAGGGACTACTGATCTTATTATGTGAATCTTCTCCCAAGGAGTAGATTTATCCATAACCAATTCTAGTGCAAGATATAAAGCACAAAAAGTTTTTCCAGTTCCTGCACTTCCGCTCAAAACTAAATGATCGCCATCTTGTTTCCATGCCTTGTAAGCAATGGATTGATTTTCTGTTATGGGATCATACGTGAGTAGGTGATCTATTTTAAGGTTGGTTATAGTGTTCATTAATCGTGTATTGTATTATTCCTACCAGAACCTTTCTTAATTCTACCAAGAAGATCTTTCCACTCTGAACCTGCTTGTTTTAGTGTTCCTCCGATATGAGTTACCGTTGTTGGAGATCCGATTATTTGAATCCAATCCCCTTCTTCACTGGTCATTTCTTCCATTTTGGAAATCGAAACAATCATTTCTTTCGTTTCACCTGTCTCTTTATTTTTAAAAATATATGTAGGCATAATTAATTTCCTAAAGTAAAAGGTGCTCTCTTGCGAGAGCACCAGTAGATAAAGGATCACCCCCTATTTTGTCTGTTCTATCTCAACTATATGTTGATCTAAAAATTCCCGTTTCCTTGCTATTTTATATGCCAAATCATACCTCCCTTTTTTATTTAATTTATGGATGTAGTTTCCCAATTCCTTACTGTCTTTCTTTAACCGATTGACTTGGATTTGATGCATATATTCTCCTTAAAAAAAATGCTGCTGAAAGAATACATACTTTTCAGGCAGCATTTATGTTACTATGGGGTGACATGTCTTATTATCTTACGATTAAATTAGGAAAAGCCTCCTGTACTAGTTTCTTTGTTAATCCCTTTGCATTTGTTTTTTTGTTAATCATATCTACTAATATCTCCGCATCTTTAGGATGGACTGATTCCAAAATTCCAATAAAAATAGTTTCTCGTTTCAAGTTTAATAAATTTTCTGCTTTTGGTGAATTTTTCACAAGAAATTCTAGTTTTGTGTTTTGTCTATGCCAAGTTGACGGCACGTGCTGCTCTTCGCAAGGATTGTATGGAGGTTTACCTTCTGGTAATTTGAATTGGATAACGTCGTCAAAAACGCACCTTAGATAATCTGACAATGCAGAAGAATTATTTTTCTTCAGCGTTTCGATTTTTTCTTTTCTGCTTTTAGATCTAGAAACTTGTTCCAAAATTTCAAACAGTTCAAGTCTCTTAACTGGTTGATTTGCAGTAATCATTAAATAAACTCCTCAACACATTCTATCAATAATTTGCATCTTTTAGATATTAAAAATGGCAAAACTTTACTTCTATTTTCTTCTTTGCTCTGACTATAGTAATTATTTATAATTTTTTGTTTTACTAGATCTGGCGTTTTAGTCAAATCAATCAAGGTTTCGTTACGATTGAAATTTCGTAAATTGTCCTGGTTAAAACAACTCTTTTCTGTATCTATAACTTTATATATGAATTTAGAGGTCACAGGACTTTGTCTGCGTCCCTCTACGAAACAATTATCATCACTTAATACGTTGGGAACCCCATCACCAGCATCGCCTCTCAGGATGTGCTCTAGGAGTCTCTGCTTGGGGTTTAACTCCGTTATTATCTTTTTCTTAAGAGGTGAAAATTGTTTCACGTTACTCAGAGATTGTAGTTGTAAAAAGTCTTTGTCGGAAGAGACTATTAAAACCTGCTCATAGTTTCCGAATTCCTGAGTGTCGTATGCCAAGGTAGCAATGATATCGTCTGCCTCACATTCTTGTACATGAACGACTTTATAAGGGAAATTCTCCTTTATCTCGTCAAGAACCATATGCAATATTTCAAATATACGATTCCAATCGGTAGAAGATTCTTCCCTATCTTGTTTCCTTTTAAATTTGTATTGAGGAAAATATTCTTTTCTCCAATTTTTGCCTCCATCACAACAGATAACAACTTCACCGTATTCTCTGTGAAATCTCTTGCGATACATTCTCACTGTGTTCAGAATCATGTGCCGAATTAAATTTTCATCCGCATCCATTTTCTGTGACACAATATTACCAATCGCTATACCGTTCCAATCAATAAGAATAATTTTCGTCACCTTTCCTTTTACAATTATCAAAATGATAACGGGTCATATTGTGTTTTGCCCCTGTCCAAACTTCTTACTTAACTTGCTTCAACGAATTAAAATTGCTAGAGTTTGGATTCGAACCTTGTCCTATACCATTGTCTGGCTGTACGTCCCACCGTACTGACCCTAGCAAAACTTTCCTATACTATTTATCCTTTCTCAACAAATTGATACAGTTCTTCTGCCCTTAGCAACGAACGATCTCCATTCTATATCATATTATACTACAATATAGAATAAAAGTAAAATTTTCATTTTTCTTTGGACTTCAAGTGTTTAGCATTAACTCTGCAATTTATGATGCCATTATAGTAATCTTCACGCAGAAGGACGTCCCTGTCAAACTGCTCCTTGGCCTCGTAATAAGAACATTCTCCTTTGCTTTTGCACAATCTCAATATTTCTCTGTCAAATGCATTCGGACCATGTTCTAAAAGTAAACTTTTTACTTTGTCGCTGGATCCATAATATGTTTTCCAATCGGATTCGATCTTTACTCTTTTTTTTCTTTTTCTGCTTTTTGTTACAGGAAGAACTTTGCTACTCCAAAATAATTTTTTTCCAACATATTTCATTCCAGTTTTCTTTTCGGTTATGATATAAACAAAACCGACATATTCATTCAATTCTTCTTCTGTTGGATTATATTCTTTATTTTTATAGCACCACATTATTTATTCTAAAAACTCTTCTCCGCACATAGGGCAAAAATTTGGTTTTTCATCTATTTCGTGTACGATAATAGTAAACTCCATATCGCACACAATACAATCTAAATGATAAATTACATCTTCTTCCCTTTGCATACATTAATCCCTTATAAAGATACTCCCCAAACATCTTTCCAATCTCCTGTTAATGCACCTCTTGCATAATCTGTAGCACGATTTTCAAAGAAGTTTGTATGAGTCGGAGCATTTATCATTTCTTCGACCCAAAGCAGAGGATTCTTTTTAACCTTAAAAATACCCTTGAGTCCCAAACTAATTAAGCGTCTATCTGCGATATAACGAATATAAGTTTTTACTTCATCTGCTTCAAGTCCTTCCATTGGTCCCATCGCAAATGCTAAGTCGATAAACTTATCTTCTAACTCTACCATTTTCTCAGCAATAGTATATATGGAAGATTTTAATTTGTCGTTCCATATTTCAATATTCTCTTGCACGTACTCACGGAACAACTTAATCATAGACTCAGCGTGCTGTGTCTCGTCAACAATCGACCATGTAACAATCTGTCCCATGCCTTTCATCTTACCGTGACGCGGAAAGTTGAGTAACATAATAAATGATGAAAAAAGTTGCATACCTTCTGTAAACGCCGAAAAGGCAGCAATGTTTGTTGCTACTGATTCTGTTGTGCCATTTTGAGTTGATAAATCAATGAAGTATTCGTGCTTGTCTTTCATGGCATCATACTCAAGGAACTCGTTGTATGTAGATTCTGCCATTCCTAAAGTTTCTATCAGATGAGAATATGCTGCTACATGCAATGCTTCTCGAGCAGCAAATCCGCACAACATCATTCTAACTTCAGGTTGTTTAAAATAAGGAAGGTAGTTGTTTACATAACCACCTGCTACATCAATATCGCCTTGTGTGAAGAAACGAAAGATGTTTGTGAGAAATGCCTTTTCTTCTTTGGTTAATCTTTTTTGCCAATCTTTTACATCATCAGACATTGCGACTTCTGTATGCAACCAATGAGATTGCTCATGAGTCAACCATGCTTCATATGCCCAAGGGTAATTAAAGGGTTTGAAGTATGCTCTTTCGTCAGTTAAATGTTGCTTTGTCATCTGTTTCCCTCATTTTCTTTTTTCATCATCAAACCATGTTATAAAAACCAATCTAGATCCACTTTCAACTTGACATACTCCATGATTCAATTCTTTTCCATAAATTAAACTTTCACCATCTTTACATTTTACTATCTTAGGTATTATGTTTTTACCATATGGGGGAGTTTTAGATTCTTTTTCTGTTCTATTCGCATAACTTGTTTTTGGTCTCGGTTTCTTATTATAAGGCGATAAAATTAATGACTCTCCTCCAACAAGATCTTTAGTATCTAGTATAGTGACAATGGTGATATTACTACCATTGTCACTATGAGTCCTAGTGAAAGAATCTTTATTGTATTCTAGGAAATAAGAAGCAGTGATATATTTTTTCTCGCTAAATTTATATAATTTATCTATCGGAGAAATTTTACGAAACTCTGATGGTACATTTGCCTTTTTAAGATCAAATAAATTGTAATCCTGATGAGCATTTTGAGATTTCAAATTACGATAGAGTTTTATAAGTTGTTCGACATCATCATCGTCAATTATTTTTTCCACAAATATTTTATTAAATGTGTTAGTATTTGGAGGAATTATTTTCGAGATAGTTTTCAATTAAACTATCCCTCGCATGCTATGCACTCATCGTTTTCAACGAGTGCTGTCATATCAAGTTCTTTTATGATTTCTCTCTCTACTTTTCGCGAGACTTTATCTGCTTTTCCTAATTTCTCAGATCTACAATAATATAAAGTTTTTAGACCAGATTTCCAAGCAAGATAATGAATTGCGTGCAAATATTTAATATTCACTGTTGGTCTAAAAAACAAATTCAGCGACTGCGATTGATCAATAAACTCTTGTCTTTTACTTGCGTGTTCGATTAACCATCTTTGATCTATTTCCATCGCGGTCTTAAATACATTCTTTTCATCTTCAGATAAAAATGTAAGATGCTGAACCGATCCATCATTAGACATTATTGACGACCAGATCTCTTCTTCTCCCATTCTAGTTTTTTTATCCGATATTTTATTCTTAATAACTTCCACCAAATACTTATTTTTGTTAAGATAAGATCCAGATAATGTGTCTTGCCTATAAGCATTAGCCCTAAATGGTTCAATGCTCGGCGAAGTGTTTCCCATAATAATACTGCTAGAAGCGTTGGGAGCGATAGCCATAACGTGACTAAATCTTCTTCCTGTGCCTCTTGCATCAATGGCTTCACCACGTTCTGAACCCAATTCCAAATTTGCTTCATCCAATTTACTCCTAATATGTTTAAACATTCTGTAATTAGCACTAGAGGCAAACATAGATTCCCATGACAACATATTCTTTTGTAAATATGCATGAAAACCTAAAGCACCAACTCCAATGCTCCTTTCGCGCATAGCAGAATACTTCGCACGACCGACAGTGTTAGGAGCATTATCAATAAAATGTTGCAAAACATTATCGAGCATTTCTGCGATATCTTTCAAGAAATGAGTATTTTTACTCCAAGAGTCATAATACTCTAAGTTGACGGAGGAAAGACAACAAACTGCTGTTCTGTCCTTGTCGGTGGGTAAAATAATTTCTGAACAGAGATTAGACTGGTGGATTTTTAATCCCAAGTCTTTCTGCCACTGAGGTAGATGATTATTGCTTGTGTCTATAAAGTGTATATAAGGTTCGCCTGTTTCCATTCTAAGTTCTATGATTCTCTGCCATAATAGTCTAGCAGAAACAGTTTCTCTAACTTCACCAGAATGAGGATCGCAAAGATTCCAACCGTCATCCGCATCAGGGTCTACCATACATCGTTCAATTAATTCCATAAAACGATCTGAAATATTAATCCCATGATGCAAATTAAGGCAACGGATATTTTGATCTCCAGTTGGTTTTCTCATTTCCAAGAACATAATTATATCAGGATGAGAAATATCCAGATAAGCAGCATATGATCCTCTTCTAGTTTTACCTTGTCGATATGCTAGAGAGGAAGAGTCATAGGTTTTTAGATGAGGCATAACACCAGTTGATTTGTCGTCACTAGCACGTATACCGAAACCAATGCCAACGCCACCGCCAAGCATAGACAACCAATTTGTTTCGCTTAGATTGTGAACCAAACCTTCTGCTGTATCTTCAATGTAGTTTAAAAAACAAGATATCGGCATTCCTTTTTTGGAACGTCCGTAAGATAAAATTGGAGTGGAATATGATAACCAATGCTTGCTGCTATATTCGTATAATCTTTGCGCATGCTCATCATTAGAAGCAAAAGATTTACTTACAAAAGCAAATCTCTCTTGCGGAGATTCTTCATCTTCACGCATATAACTTTCTTTTAGTCTTTGGATACCCAAATTATCAAATAGTTCGTCACGAGACAGGTCAATTTGCAACCCCATATAATTCTGTTTAGCCATAGTAATCAATTCTCAGCGAATAAAAAACAAGGAGTGTTTCTTGTTATTTTATATATTATATTTTTTTATAGTGAATTATCAAGCATTTAATAAGTCGGCATTTTTGCTCGTTTCTTAATCTTACCGTTCACTTCTATATAGTGTCTGGTCAGAATTGAAGGTCTGCGTTTTTTTCTCCCCATATTTTTAGTGTCTTGCGGGATCCCTGCATCACCAGCAGTCATTGCCTCCTCTGTAAATTGTTTAAATGTTTTCATTTAATCAATTCTCCTACGGTTACATATATTTCTTGATTACTATTTACATGAATTGCTTTATAAACATCAACGCCGAATATTTCACCAACCGGATAAGAATCTTCCAATACTCGAATCTTATCTTTCTTATTTACAATTTCATAACAAGTTGAATTTATCATTTTGTTTTCGTTTACTCTATAA